TTAAAGGAATGCACTGTCTTTACAGGAACAGTTCCCTTTGTTAAATACTCTAACATCTTTCCCTTGGTTAGAACAGCAGAATCTTCATCTTCAAACTGTAATTCCCATACTTTATCCTCATGTGCATGGGTGTCTGGATTCGTACCGCCAGAATCATTTTGTATTATATTTTTAATTGTTTTTGTCATCCTAAATACCCTTTTACATCTTTGATATCCCTTTCAAAGAGATTATCAATGTATTTAATCACGTTTTCATACCTAATTGTATCTACGTAATTCTCGTTCCACTTATCCATGTGTTCACGAAACTCTTTTGGTGGGCACGTCCATTTTTCCGAAAAGAAATTGCCCGACTTGTCGATGCCAAAATACAGCAATTGAAGTATCGCCTCATTTTTGTTTGGTATCTTTTTGTTCACCATTTTTGCTCTCTATCTCTGGCAAACTTCCCAATAATTGTATTAAATTATAAACCTCAACGTAGGGCTTACTACTCAAATATTTCAGTAAAATATTTAATTGTTCATTCGTTATTTTTTTCATATTTTTTCCTCCAGTTCATCCATGACCTTGTTCAGGGATTTAACGTATTCCTTTGTAATTCGTCCCCGTTTTTCTCCTTCCGATTCTTCTCTCGGTTCTTTGAATTTAATCTCACCGGCTATCGCCCCATACGCAGCCATGTCAACATATGTATCTACACTAACATCACCAAGCTTTGTTCGTGCTATCTTTAACAGGCACATCATAATCGCTACATCGTGTGCAGAAATTTTCATATCCTTGTACGCTGACCATAATTTCGCTATGTTCTTGTGATTGTCAACCTTATCACCATAATCCGTGTGCCTCTGACCTGCGACTAAACTTTCAGCTTTCACTAGGAAATTTTTTGCTATTTTTTCCATTCGCCCCACATTTTTTTTTCATTTTCATCCTTAACTAGACTAGTTATCATAATTCAACATTTTCCTTCATAAATAACTCTTCTAAAGGTATTAACACACAACGAGAAGCACTTCTATCTCCTATCATTTTACTGTGTGTATCTTTATACTTTTCAACTATCCTTTTTAATCTAGGAACTTCAAAAACTAATTTACAGTAATTTCCCGTACCATTTGATAAAATATGAATCCAAAAATCAGATTCCGTTTTATCAATGCCACTAGGCTTTCCATTGCATTCATATTCTATGGCAATGTTACCTGTTTTCTTCCACCAGTCCCTCTCAGTCTTAACTTCAATCTTTTTATTGTGAAACATATCGTGAACTTGCTGTTCCCGTAACTGTCCGTACTGTAAATCCAAATCAAATTTAGTGTTTTTTACCATTGTTTCTCCTCGGTCTGAATGGAATAATGTTACTTTTTAATTCCTGTTTCGTTGTTTTTAATTTTTCCTGTAACATAGCCTCTTTTCCAATTTCAATTAAATCCTCTTGGTGCTTTATAGACATTTCACACAGACCCCTCATCATGTAATATAATTCATTAATGGGTTTTACCATTTTATCAACGCATATCATGTTAAACTGGTCTTCACCTAGGGGAGACATTATAACATACATCCTGTTTTTAGGTAGTACTATTTCTTCTTCTTTTTTGGCCATTCTTTTTTCAAATATTTCCAACTTATTATTCCTCTGAATAAAGCATATATTCTCGATATTATTTTAGCCATATATTAGGTATCCTGTTATCAGCATACAAAAAACCATGCCTATCACACCAATTGGCATAAGTAGTCTTGCTGCCTTTATATATCTTTTTCTTCGAATTTGGAAAGATAAATCTAACATCCAAAGTCGGATTTTGCTCTTTAACAAGTAAATGTTTAACCCTATCTGTGACATCTAAATTTCCTTTCAATTCCAGATAAAATCCATAATTCATTAAATAAAAATCTGGAGTATAGGATTTAATCGGTACAATGTATCTAAATTTATCTTTTTCATATTTATATTTAATTTTACTCTTTGCCAGATACTGTGCAAACTCAAATTCAAATCTGCTACGAAACCCGTGACTTAACTTCATTTAACGATATTTTTGGGTTTATGTATCTCATATAACTCTTCCAACCGTAAATCCAAGTATTCTGCTGTCTTGGGTGATGTTTTTCTTAATTCTTCCGTATATCCCTTAATATCAGCAATTATGATGGCATTTCTGTCCAGTAAATTTTTAATTTGCCCTATATCCTCGTCTAGAGACAGTTTATTGGTAACAAAGGTCTTATCCCCCCACAAAACACGAAAAGGGTCTCTAGTGCGTAAAAACAGCACATTATGGGCGTTTTGGTCTTTTGTGTACTCTTGAATGTAAAAAACATCACGATTGGACTCAATATCGGTATCTGCGATATTTAATTGAAATATTACAGGCAATTTTCCAAATCTTTCTGAATTAACTTGGTATACCACACCATAGGCCTGTTCTGTGCCCTTGTAGCTATCTTTTTATGAAGTTCAGCTTTAGGCCAACAGTGATATTTGTAACTACAAAAACTACAGGCCATTGGCATCAGCTTATTCTTTGTGTATATATCCTCACCCTTGATTTTTATCTTTTCATCTTTTGGTTCAAATAGCTTTTTAAAGGGTTTGTTCTTAACCAACGCCTTAACATTATCACTAGCCTTCTGTAACGTCTCATTCTTTTCTTCCTCCTGCTCCTGTGGTGCTTCGCATATCGCCCATTCACCTGTTGACTTATTCACAGCAATCCAACCACCAAATGGGGAATCATCTGCTTCTGAATAACTATATCCTTGTACTAAATAACCAAATGGGTCATCCTCTTTTATTTTACTGTACCCACCATAATTTCCGAATTTATTTGTAAATGCATAAGGACTTGAGGATTTAATATCCCATACCTTACCATTTATCTTTACATCTAATGTTCCCTTAATATTTTTTCCACCAATCTTTGCAGATACCTTTTTCTGTGTATGGTCTACGTT